TCCTCAAAACGTAATCTTGTTTCATGCTCAGACTTTAAATACCATAGGTATCCGTTTGCACCATTTTCAGTTTGTATTTCTACCCAACCGATTTGTGCCATATCAGAACCAGATACTTGGTAAGTATCTTTCATAATAATAGGCTTATTATTAAAGAACACATCATCAGCTTCTAATGAACCTTCCATTCCTGCAGTTCCTTTTTTAAATTCAGAACCATACACAAATAAAGATAAAGTTTCAGCCGCTGTAAATGTTTGTCCACCAGCTTCGTAATAAGCAACATCAATTGTTGTTGCAGTTGGTGTGTCTGTAATAACAGCTTTGTTAGATAAAGAAGAACCAGGTGTATTATCAGAAAGCATGATAGTTTGACCTTTTCTTAATCCTACAGTAGTAATTCCAGCTTGTAATCCTGGTACTTGTGTATCGCTAATAGTAATAGTAGCTGTATTTACACCAGCTGCTGATCCAGAAGCACAGTTTACAAACTTTGTGTGTAATCTACCTTGTTCAGCCCACTTAATCATATCTGAGTTAGTTGGCATTTCTGCACCTACCATTCTTAGGAAAGATGCGATAGTTCTATTTCCATAACGCTCAAATTCCTTTTCATAAGTATCTGGTAAATACTGAGTCAAGAAATCAAAGTTAGTTATGTAGTTTGTTGCAAGGACTTGTTTCTGAGCACTTGGCTGTAAATCAAATCCTGGTGTTGATAATACTGACATAATTTATTTTGTTTTTAATATTTATACTTTTTTTATACTTCTAATTTTGAGTCCTCTACCACTGCTCGTGTCACCAACCGGTCTAATTTTTAACCCATTCTTTACTGTACCTTGCTGTGTATTTCTAATATCCATATTAATGTTTTTTGATTTTTTAGTAACATCATCTACGGTATTTGCCACACCTTGATCGTAAAAAAATTGAGCAAATTTTTCAGGATTCATTGCTATAGCTAAAGACCTGTGATAGCCTTTTGCATCTTTAATCATTCCGTTTTCATCCATAAATTTACTTACAAAGTTATTTACGTCTGCTTGACGGCTTTTTAATTCAGCAGCATCTCCTGGTTTATAAGTAAAACTTTTTTCTCCGACATTAAATTCAAAACCTTTGAACTCATTGCTAAAAACTTCATCAGTTTTTTGGAGAAACCAATCGTACTTTTTACGGTTTGCTTCATTTACAGTTTTAGATTCTTCTATGTAACTTTTATAAGCACTCAAAGCTTCTTTGTCCGTATCAGATAATCCACCCCCACTTGACTCAAGAGGAACTTTATATTTACCCTTTTGTTCATTGAAATACTTTTTTGCTTTCGCAAGTTCTCTTTTTTTAGCTAACTTAATTTTCTTAATTTGTTTTGGCTCATCCATTTCTTCATCATATGAAAATTTGTCGTCCATTAAATCTTGAATATCTATTTCGTCTAAACCTTCTTCGGTTGCTCCGTAATAGTTAGCTAATAAAGAATCTTCGTCCATAGTATCGTAGTCTCTTTGTAAATTATAAAAGTCTTCAATACCACGTCCTGTTTCTTTTTTATACTTTAAATATGCAGAAACATCTTCAGGTAAATCTTCATTTACTTCTTTTTGAGCAAACAAATCTTCAACTGAATTTATTTCTTTATCATATCTATTTTTAATATATGAAAGAACGTCTTCGTCACTTAACTCTGACGATGGAGTTTCTTCTTTTACTTCTTCTTTTGTTTCTTCAGCTACTGGAGCTTCCGTTGTTTCTTCTGTTGTTTCTGGCTGTTTTGAATCTTCAAACTTTTCTTCATGCTTCTCTAAAAGTTCTTGTTCAATTTCAGCTTTTGATTTTTCTTCAGTTACATCAGTAACTTCTTTTACTTTTATTTCCATTTTATTTTATTTAATTTTTACAAAGTTAATAATTATTTAACCGCAAGATTTAGCTATCTTGGATTAAACTCGGCCATATCAAAACCGTCTAAACTATCTTCATTAGATTCAAAATTTATAGGAGGTAAATTATTTTTACGCTGGTCAATTAATCTTGATTGCTCTGAAGACTGCTGACTAATTCTTTTGTTTTTTGCCGCCTCTCTATTTTGCTCTCTTTTATTTATTTGAGCCTCTTCCGCTCCTTTTAACTGAACTGCAAACTGAAATTCAGTATTCATCAGTTGTTCTTTTAATGCAGCTTCGTTTTTCATTTTTTCAATTTCAAAACCAATCTCAGCTTGTTTTACCTGCATTTTACTTTGACCTTCTGCTTGAATTTTAGCAATAGCTATTTGTGCTGCTGCTTGCTGAGCCTGCATATTATTTTGCTGCTGCATTTGCATTTCCTGAGCTTTACGCTCCATATCTTGCCTTTGCTTTTGTTTTCTTTTAACTTTCAAGAGTTGATTTGCCATTTTGATATTTTTAATTTCTCTAATATCAATAGCGTCTTCTAAGTCTATACCGCCTTTAGATAATGCCATTTGTATGTTAGCTTCTAACCTGGCTTTTTCTTCTTCATCCGGAGCTACCTCTACAAATATTCCAAAATCATACAGATATAAATTTTTAATATCATCTAATAACCCAATATTGTATTTTCCTATTTGCATAGCAAACTCATCTGCAAAGTCCGAATATTCTAAAACATCTGCTGTTCTTATAGATAACGCCTCTGCTAATGTTTGTGTTAAATATAAACTACCGTCTAAAATATGACGAGTAGCAGTATTAGAATTTAATGCAGCTAATTTTTGAACTCCAACTAAAGAATTTGGATCAGGCGTGCTACCATCTCTTGCTTCATTTAATCCGGTAACTTGTCTTATCATATTTAGATAATGATTGTAATTACCAATTAACATTTGCATTTTGTTTCCTCCGCTATTTGTTGTTAGTTGTTGAATAGGAACTCTTGCGTTGTTAAATTCACCGTCTTGGGTATAGCTTCTTCCTACAACACTACCTGTTTGAAAATATAATCTCAAAGCATCAGATGGGTCATACGAATTTCCTGTTCCTAAATCCACTTCGTTTAATCCGTCTGCATCTATAAACACTCCATCTGGAACAACCTTTTGAATTACTTGTTGTAACTTCATGTGAGTCATTTGAATTAAATCAGTAAATGGTATCATACGTCTTACTAAAGACTCTATATTTCCTTTATACATTCGTGGAGCTACAGCTACATAATTAGGCATAGCGTGTTGGCTCGCTGACTGTGGCCTTACCATATTTTTAGCCATCTCCCACTTTATAATAATGTTAGTTCCCATTACCATAACTCCCTCATACCAAACATCAATTCTTTTTTCTACTCTTTCAAAATTTCCTTCATCCATCATTTCTTGTGGTGGATTGAACTCATCAGTTTTTGGAACTACCTTATAATTACCGTCTGCTGTTTGTTTTTTCTTATAAACGAAACTATTTGTTGATTTATAATTAAAATATAATAAAGTACAAGTGTCTCTATAAAACATTGAGTTTTCATACATAGCTGCAACATTATAATATTGATACCATGCCTGACTATATTTTGATATTTCTTCTAAATCATCTTGCGTTAAATCAGGGTTTATTTTCAAAACCTCTCCAATAGGTATAGTTTTTATTTCACCCCAATAAAAACAATCTTTAAAATGAGGGTCTTCAGTATAACTATACACCACGTTTGCAGGGTCTACATATTCTACTCTCACACCGTCCCCTAATTGAAAGCTATGTTTTGTCATACCAATACCTAAAGTCATCAAATCTAAGTCACACCTTTTTCTTATTTGCTCATAATGATTTTCAGCCAGTATTGTATTTATAGCACATTCATTTGCTATTTCTACTGCTGGTTTGTAATTCATTTGCATATAAAGCTCCATTTCTAAATCTGATTCTGGTAATTCATCAGGATTTACTTGAAAAACTTCTACGTCAAAATCTTTTTCTATTTGTTGAAATAAAGGTTTTGCTATAACATTAGTTTCTACCATTTGCTGAAACTCCCCTCTTTTTTCTGAAGACATAGCGTCTTGTGCATATGTTTGAACAGTAAATAATCTGTCGCTCATACCGTTTACAACTATATCAACAAATTTAGGTATAACAGGAACTGGAGTCCAGTCTAAATTTAAGTAGCTTAAATCTCCATCTACCGCTAATTCATTTTTATATTTTGCTATGGATTGTTCTCCTCTGGCGTACAATCTTAAACGATTAAATTCTAACCATTGGTCATAAAATCGGCACGAGTTATAACCCGCTCCTTTTCTAAACCACTCGTATTGTATCGCTTGTCCTATCTGTAATCCGTATTCCTTTGTTGCCTTTTTTGCGTCAGATACAAATTGATCTGGAAATGCGGCAGATTTAATGTCTATTGTTACTCCCTTCATTTATCTTATTAATTGACTTAGAGAACTCTTATTGTTATATCTTGCAAAGTTAACACTTATTTTTGATTTTTGTTTAGTAGGTGTGTAAAGGTGTTTTTGATTAGCCATTATTGCTAATCCAGAACTTATAGATGCGTCAAACTTTGTTCTATTGTTTATGTCAAACTTTGCCCAGTCCATTAAAGTTCGCTGAAAACACATAGTTCCCATAGACTCTGTGTCTCTAAAAGTACCTTCTAAATCTAAACCTATATGTTTTTCAATATACGATTCTATTGCGGCAGCGTGTGATTGCTTTACGTCTTCTGATGAATTAGGTATACCCCCTAACTCTCTTTCTGTTTTTGATAATTTATTAAATCTTTTGTCTGGTCTATTCATGCAATAACCTCTATATCCTCTGTTTTTAAAATGGTATAATAAACGTGGCTTATTATTTTCACACAGTATAGGCATACCATAAAAAACACAAGCCATCAAAACTTCTTCAAAAAATATTTCTGCTGTTTGCGGCCTTGCAATGTATTCTAAAAAAAACTCATTACTTGGCGCATCATCCATATTAAACTTAGTCATTCCATG